CGGCCCCCCGACTTAAAAATTTAGAATTCACATTCGTCTACGATAATCAAGCTCTTTCAAAGCCTCTGCTCTTATATCCCACCCCAACGTCACAACATGCCATTCAACGCTGTTCGTAATTATCTCGCCGAACGATTAGTTCGAGTTAGAACCGAATTGAAGAATTTCACTTCTTCCAATCGTGAACCTGATGCAACCCTTGAACTTTCTCAAGATCCCGACTTACGTCGATACTATGATAACACTCGTTATAACTCTAGTAATGATGCAAAGTACCGTACCCTCAACAAAGAGTACTCCACTCTAGTCGAAGCATATAGAACTGATAACCAACAGAAGCACCAACCCTATGAGCTACATCAACCAATCCCTGCTGATGCTGCCCCTATTATTGACAAACGTCAACCCGCTCCTGGCCTCAAATTAGTCCCTCTCATGTACCATTATGGACATGTAATTCACGACCCCGACCCTGATCAACCAGACCAGACTAAAGTATACCCACTCGATCCAAGGATTTACAACCTTATTATGTCGACTTACCCAGCATACTTATCTGTCCTCCATGATTATTGCCGCCCTATTGGAACTGTCGAAGCTACATTCAACGATTTTAATACAGAACAGATTCCATCTGCTCCCATTGATGAAGATCGCAAACAACAAATTCTCAAACATCTGTTTAAGTTCCTTGATGTTAAACCTTACCTACCGATCCATTTTGTTGATACCCAGTATTGCAAAACCCCACTTGTAACTGGAACTGGCTACCACAATCGCTACTCTTTCAAACAGAGAGCACATGCAAAATATTCTCACCCTGAAGAATATGCCCTGAAATCAACTTCAAAAGGCTATTTCTACAACGCTACTTATGAGAATGCTCGCACTTTAGTCCATTTGATTAAAACCTATGGTCTTCCTTTTAACATGCAGTTCGCATGCCCTAAATCTGACCTCACTGATGAACAGATTAACCTCTACATTAGTAAAGCTAATCAATTTTTTAACGACTATCCGACGTTATTATTCACTCGCAACCACATTTCAAAACGAAGTGGAACCTTAAAAGTTCGACCCGTTTATGCCGTTGATGATATTTTCATTATTATTGAATTAATGTTGACTTTCCCGTTAACGATTCAAGCTAGAAAATCTTCATGCTGTATTATGTATGGATTAGAAACCATTCGTGGCTCTAACCATTATATTGACCGCCTTGCTCGCTCGTATTCGACCTTCTTTTCTTTAGATTGGTCAAGCTATGATCAAAGACTACCACGTGTAATCACTGACATATACTATACTGATTTCCTTCGAAGTTTAATAGTAATTAACCATGGATACCAGCCAACATATGAATACCCCACCTACCCAGATCTCGATGAACACAAATTATATTCTAGAATGGATAATTTATTATACTTTCTCCATACCTGGTACAATAATATGACTTTCCTTCTACCCGATGGATATGCATATCGCCGAACGCATTGCGGTGTACCTTCTGGTTTATATAACACTCAATATCTCGATTCTTTTGGTAATCTATTTTTAATAATTGATGCCATGATAGAATTCGAATTCACTGACGATGAAATTTCTAAGTTTCAACTTCTAATTTTAGGAGATGATAATACTGGAATGACAAACCTCGCCATTGATAGAATTGATAAATTCATCACCTTTCTTGAAACCTATGCGTTAGCACGCTACAATATGGTCCTTTCAAAGACCAAATGCATACTAACGTCATTGCGCTCGAAGATTGTGACCCTTGGTTACGAATGTAACTATGGCTCACCAAAACGCGACATCCACAAGCTTGTTGCCCAACTCTGTTTTCCAGAGAATGGCCTTAAAGCACACACTATGTCTGCCAGAGCAACCGGAATTGCCTACGCATCCGCCGGACAAGATATAATGTTTCACTCATTCTGCCAAGATGTGTATAACATATTTCGATCTGATTACAAACCTGATGTTCGTGCAAATCTGTACTTCCAACGCCAATTCCTCAACGACCTTGAAGAAGGAGTGCCCGATCTTGCAACGCCCACAGTGCCACCCTTTCCGTCATTGTATGAAATCCGAAAACTCTACTCCAAGTATCAAGGACCACTCTCCTTTACCCCAAAATGGAATAGTGCTCATTTCATTAATGAACCAGATTCGGTGCCGATTTCTGCCAAAACTATGCGCCAATTCGAAGAAGAATTTTCAATTCCTTTGATGACCGCTGCTACTTTTGAAACGGTTGTGCCTTAGCACAAGAAATTTTCCCGTGATATTTAATTTATGTAATGTAATTTACTTTCACTATTTGACTCCTGTAAAAGCAAAAAAAAAACTAACTAGGAATTCTTTAGTAACGGCGAGTGAAATAG